GGATACGACATCCAGGGGACTATCGCAGAGCAGGCCGGGAATGCTATCGGCACTCAAGTGAACTCATTGTCCACTACGGGTTCTGGTTCCAGCACGGTTGAAGGTGTTGTAGTCGCATCTGGTCTTGGTGTAACTGCCGCATCTGCTACCGCCATTACCGCTGACGAACTCATTGAGTTGGCTTACTCTACAGACGGTGCTGTACGCCGTATGCCAGGGGTTGGCTTCATGGCTAATGGCTCCACGATTGCGGCTATCCGTCAGCTCAAAGACGGTAACGGCGCATACATTTATGACCCCCAAATTGGGGGAACTGACCGTGTACTCGGTTGGGCTATCAACGAAAACCCAGGCATGGCAGATATGGCTATTGATGCCAAGGCTGTATTGTTTGGCCACTTCCCCAGTTACAAGATTGTGACTACGGGACTTGAAGTTGCGACATCTACCGATGCGTACTTTGCCAATGATGTTACCGCGTACCGTTTCGTTTACCGTTTTGACGGCAAACTGACTCACGCTTCACACATCAAGCACTTGGTGAACGCCGCCGCATAGGTTGGACATAATGGGATGCCTTCAGGTGCGTAGGTCGCCTGGGGGCATCCCTTATCTGTAGGCTAGAATACGGGTAGGAGAATAATGTCAATAACAAACGGGTACGCCACGCTGTCCCAGGTGAAAGCATCACTGAGAATCCTGGACACGATTGATGACACATTGTTGGAGTTGGCTATTGAGGCCGCCAGCCGTGAAATTGATGGCCACTGCGAGCGAGTTTTTTACAGTACCGGGGTGAACGAAACCAGACTTTTCGTACCGACTAGCAAGTTGTTCACAGAAATGGATGACCTGATTAGCGTTACAAGTCTGACGACAGCCAGTGATGCCATCGTCTTTGACACCGTATGGGCTTCCACCGATTATCAGCTGGAACCTCTCAACGGGATAGCTGGAGGGATTGTTCAGCCGTTCACAAGAATTACTGCTGTGGGGGACTACCTATTCCCGCGCTGGAATTACCTGCTTGGGGAAGCAACGGTCAAGATTGTGGGAACGTGGGGGTGGACTACTATTCCTACCGCTATCAAGCAAGCCTGCGTGTTGGCTTCAATGCGACAATTCAAACGGTATGACTCACCTCTCGGTGTTGCCGGGTTTGGGGATATTGGGGCCATCAGGGTTTCGCGTGTAGACCCTGACGTGGAGGCTATGCTCATGCCGTTCAAAAAAGTGAGAATGGCGTGACCACTATTGAAGGTATTAGGGCTGGGTTAGCAACCAACCTGGAGGCTATCTCAGGGTTACGCACTGCGACAGAAATCCCTGATAATCCTAATCCACCGCAAGCGATTATCATGCTGGAGCGGCGCGAGTATGACTCGGCCTTTGCTCAGGGGACTAGCGAGTACACGTTCAGGATTACAGTATTGGCAACCCGCGCATCTGAGCGTAGGGCGCAGGCCAAGCTGGACACTTATACATCTAATGGCCCGCAGTCTGTAAAGAGTGCTATTGAGTCTGATAGGACTTTGGGAGGTGAAGTGTTTGACGCGCGTGTTACCGAAATGAGCAACTACGGTACGGTATCATTGGGGGAGGTACTTTACCTCGCGGCAGACTTTGCCGTGACAGTTTACGCAGAGTAAGGAGATATACCGTGACCAAGTTTGTCGCAACGGATTACACAATTTCAGTGGGAGGTGTGAACTTTAGCCCCAACCTGAACAGTTGTACTTTGGATGCCAAGTCTGAAGAACAAGACACTACGAGCTTTGGCGTAGATTGGAAATCGCGCATTGGTGGCCTCAAGGATGGTTCCCTGTCCCTAGACTTCCAGCAAGACTTTGGTGTTGCCTCGGTAGATGCCACTCTCTGGCCTTTACTCGGACTTACAGTAGAGATGATTATCTCGCCTACTAGCGCCGCTGTCAGTGCCACAAATCCCAGCTATACCTTCGATGTGCTTGTGACTGAGTACCAACCATTTGCTTCCAGCGTGGGCGATTTGGCCACATTGTCAGTGTCTTGGCCGGTGACGGGTGAAATCGTTAGGGCTGAATTGTAAGATGAATACTTTTGACCTACGCATAGAGTTTCTTGATGATACAGAGAAGATTGCTACAGCGATTGCGGCTGACCTTGTAGCTTTTGAAACCAAGTTTGATATGAGTGTGGCGGGACTCACATCAGATAGCAGAATCACTTACATTTTCTTCATTGCTTATTGTGTGATGAAACGCACTGGGCATACGAAGGAAAGTTTTGAGAAGTGGACTGAATCTGTGGCCATGGTTTCTGAGGCTGAAGCAAAAAAATAGTTGGCCTGGGTGACTCCAGCGCCCATTGGGAAATCGCAACGATAGCTTGTGAAACAGGTATCAGCCCCAACGAGCTGATGGAGCTGGAGCCACGGATGCTTTGGACAATGATGCGCTACCTCATCGCAAAGGGCCAAAAACAGGGTGGGAAGCGGTAAAGTGTAGGGAGAGGTGAACCGTGGTCAGAGCGTATGTGGATACAAGAGAATTACGCAAGCTTGTAACGCAGATGAAGTCGCTTGATACAGACCTTCAAAAGTATTTTACGAAGGCCATGAAAGCTGACCTTCAACCGTTTGCGAACAAAATCCAGAACTGGATAAACTCAAATGCGGCCCCACCGCTTTCACACTTTGGCGGGCACGGCGGCCGCACCGCATGGCCTACTTCTGTAAAAGCTACAGCGTATGTGACCGCATTGTCCCGCAAGTCTTTGGCCCGTATTGAAGTTTTCGGTAGGGGAGCAAATAAGGCGGCAGTGAAAATTGCTGACCTAGCTGGGACCACCGGCGAGAATATCAGGACTACTCAGGGTGAAGCCCTCATCCAAGAATTGAATAGGCGTTTCAGAAATCCCACCCCGCAGGCTGGCCGGTTCGTATGGCAACAATTCATTGTCCAACGGCCGCAGATGATTAAGTTCATTAAGGCAACTATCAATGAGTTTTCGGACATAACTGAAAGGCGTGTGGGTAATGGCTAAGGGCATAACTATACCGATTGTCTACAAGGCTGACCTGGCCGGATTGTCCAAAGCCAATAGTGCGCTTGTAGGGTTTGAACGTCAGGCCGGGCTGATTAGTAAGATTATTGGGACAGGCTTGGTCGTTGCGGCAACTGCGGCTTCAGCGGCCTTAGGCGGTATCGGCTTTGCTATCACCAAGGGTTTTGGGCGGCTTCAGCAGATTGAGCAGGCTGAGTTCATGCTCAAGGGTTTGGGGCATACGGCCGCGAGTATCGAAGACATCATGGATTCAGCTTTGGCAGCGGTCAAAGGTACAGCTTTTGGTTTAGGTGATGCGGCCACGATTGCGGCTCAAGCAGTTGCGGCGGGGGTCAAACCAGGGAAAGACCTCACCCGGGTTCTCAAGATTATGGCGGATACGGCCGCAATTACGGGCCGCCCATTATCCGATATTCAGTCCATTATGGGCAAGGTAATTACGAGCAACCGGGTATACCGTGGCGAGTTGAACCGGTTGTCTGAACGTGGACTTCCTGTTATTCAGATGTTGGCCGACCAAATGGGAATTACTGGTGAGGCCGTTCTAGAAATGGCCTCTGATGGGGAAATCTCTGCGGATATTCTTGTTGAGGCATTGGAAGGCAAAATTGGTGGGGCCGCGCTCAAGATGGGTGACTCCACCCAGGGCGCTATGGCCAACACGCTTGCCGCAATACAGCGTGTTGGAGCTAATCTTATCGGCCCCATCTACGACCAGTTTGGTGAGTTTTTCAGGGCCGCCATTGAGGGGTTAAGCCCGATAGAAGAATCTGCCAAAGGCGTAGGGGATGCTATCGGCAGGTTTCTGAACCCACGGTTGGATAAGCTTGTTGAGTTTGTCCGTACCCTGTCTGTGCCGCTTGCTACTGTCAGCGCCACTTTTCTGCTTGTCCGTGAGCGGGCTGAGTTTTTTCAATCAAAACTTGACCCACTACTTGATTCTGTATCCGGGTTGAGCGGTAATCTGTTAGCCTTGGCCCCGATGGTTACTACTATCGCAGGGATATTTGCGGAAGTGGCTGTAACCATTCTGCCCGTACTGTTGGAGCTTTTTACACAACTGGTGGAACAAGTCTTGCCTGCCGTATTGGGTATGTTTGCGGCGCTTGGCCCCAAAGTTTTGGTGGTCGCTCAAATGTTCATTACTGACCTGCTTCCCGTAATTCTCAACTTGGCTCTTATGGCTCTACCGTTGCTCACGAAAATTATTGAGACTCTGACCCCAGTGTTTGATTTTTTTGCCAAAGTCCTCATTGCTGGGGATGGGGGGCTTGTGAAACTTTTATTCACGGTCTACCTGGCTGTGACAGCTTTCAGTATTATGGCGACTGCGGTGGCCATCGGTAAAGGCTTGATGTTGGGAATGACTGCGGCAACCTACGGGGTAGCTGGGGCAACATACGCGACTACTGTTGCTCAACGTGTGGGGTACGTTGTGGCACGATTGTTCAACGGGTCACTTATT